AATACACCCGGATCCTTTGATGGTCAATAGCCTTCACCCCAGCCCCGAAAGTATGGTCGGGACCAATCCCCTGATTCTCATACAAGGTCACACACTCATCGGGCGTTGCGGGCATCCGAGCCAGAAAGATGTCGGTTGCCACCGTGCCCTGCCCCTGAGCCTGAAGGTAAGCACCCAACGCATCAAGAATCGCCATCAGTCAGCCTCCTCACTCTCTGCATAATCCGAATCCAACCAAGTAGGAACAGAGCCACGACGCCTCAAGATGTGCTCCACAAGAAGACGAATCCTCTTCCCCAACCGTTCCTGAGCATCAACAACAGGGTCTTCCAAATACTTCGCCTTACGCCCAGAGGCATGACGAAAGTTCAGATTTTCGTGCTGAATAAAAGCGTAATCAACCGCCGCACCACCGTAAGAAATCTCTACAGCGGCTTTTTTACCAGCCGAATACGGCTGATGCACCATACCCGAACTAGACAAAACACCGTGACGAAAAGGAACCTGTCGCTTGGATTCCGCCAACACGACATGCGCCTCCGCATACAAAGCCTCCTTGGTCGCATCCAACACATTCTTTTGACCAGCCAACAAAACAGCCGAAACATCCCGCAACCCCGTCACCTCAATGCTTACCAACTTCCCTTTCATGCGTAAGTCACAGTCGTGTGATGAGCACCAGTGTCGTCGTTACGAACCATGACAGAAACAATCAAAGGAACCGTTCCGTCGGGCAACTGAATCTTGGAATCATTGGTAATCGTCGGCGTCCCATAAAAAATGATGGTTCCCCTAGTGACAATCTCACGATTATCCATCGTCGTAACAACATCGTTGGACGGTTGCAACCGACACCTCACCGCCGTACCAGTGCCAGAAAAAGTGAACTTACCGTAAGCGTCCGTAGCGGTCTTAGCAAAAATAGTAACGGTCGTCGGCATCAAATCCAGAAACTCGGTTTCTATTGTCACAACTCACCCCGTCAAAGGTCGGAGCGGAGGCGAAGTGGTAGACGAACCGTAGTTCTCATCCATACCCACATAGAAATCAAACTCGCCATTGAAAGTGGTCGTGTCAAAGTTCGGCGACGGAGGCACCGCACGAACAGCCAACGAACGAAGCGAAGCGGCACGCTCCATAAAAGTTTTAGCCTGCGCCCCATACTGGCTGGAGATAGACAAATCACCAACCGAACGAGACAGGTCAGCCTTCGCCGAATACTTACCGCTAATCGCATCGCAAGCAAACGCCGCCGCTAGATAAGCGTTGGAGTTCCATTCGGTAAGAAGAAAAGCAATCTCCTCATTGGAAACCTGCTGATTCGTCGTATCCGTATCACCGCACAGAAAACGAACCTTGTCGTTCGCCGAGTTGGAAGGGTTGCCTGAATAACTCCAAGTCACCGCTTACTCCTCGGTCTGCTGGTCACGCCTACGGTTCTTGCGAACCAAGCGTGGCTTTTCCTCCTCAACAGGCTCCGCAACCTTCACAACCTCAACAGGTTTTGCTACCTCAGCCTTGACCGCCTTTGGAACAATCGCATCCGCAATCTCAGCCAAATACCTACCCCCGATAAGCGAACGAAGATTACGCCACGAAGAAGCATCTACAACCGTCCCAGCAGGAATACTTGTACCATCACCTTTCGGGATGGGTTTCAATACTTTGTAAGCCATGTTTCCTCCGATGTTAGGACACAACGGTCACTTGAACCGAAGTCTCAGACTATTTGCGATACACCACCACAGTCGTACCACTCGCCACACGGACGAGGAACGAACCGTTCGTGTTAGCGGCAACAGCCGCCGAACCCTGAATCGTCGTACCCGTATTGACCGTCAAGGTCAACGCATGAGTAGCACCAGCAAGGTTCACGACAAGGAACTCCACCGTGGTGCCAACAGTTGCGCCCGTCAAGGCGATAATGTCGGCGGCGGCAGGCAACTGAATGTCACGAGCCGCAGTCGGTGTGGCAGTGATGATACGGCTGGTCACGACATTCGCCGCTGAAGCCGCCATAGAACCGCCATCTTCAATGTTGGCGATGCTACGAACATGCTTCAACTGACCAGTGACGCTCAAATCTCCTGAGACAGTCGCATCATCGCCAACGGTGAGGTCATCACCTGCGATGAGGTCGTCCTTCGCCTCAACATCTTGAGATGCAGTCAACTTACCTGCAACCGCTTCACCTTTGCTAATGAGATTGGTCATTGAACGCTCCTATTAGGCGACGACTGCGCTGAAGAAGTAGCCCAAGTCCGAACCGATGACCTTCATGTCAAATGACACTTCGGCTTCAATGCGGTCAGCCTTGAACTGCTCCATGCGGATACGGCTGGTGCCAACGGTCTGCCCGAGACCCTGCGATACACCCGTCCACGACATCACATAGCCACCCGAAGGCTGGAGAAGTCCTGCCGAGGGAGCCGAGTAGGTGAGGAGGGCGTTCTTGCCGTGGGTGAAATCGTAAGCGGCGGTGCCACCTTCGGCGTTGGTTGCCTTGACCGACTTCGCCACCATTACTCGTGGGATGTCAAACAGTGACGCCATCAAACCCTCGGTCAGCGTTTGCGACGAGGTGTACTTGATGCGGTCAACGAGGTCTGGGTGGTTCTTCAGTGTCTTGAACACATCGTAACCAAGCACCAGAGTGTTCGGCTCGTAGCCAGTGGTTGCGAGGATTGCACGCTTGCCACTCTCAACATCGTTGAGCGGGTCAGACGAGGTGTAGTCGCTCCACAGGTTGCTTGGGGTCACATCGGTTGCCCACACACCGCTGGTGAAGAAGGTGGACACGAACTGCGTCTCCATCTTCAGCATCAAACGGCTGGTGACGAACTCTGCGGCTTCACGGTCAACCTGAATCGGTGCGTCTGCGTTTGCACGAGTCTGGTCACCGATGTCCTTGTGGAAGGCGTACACATCACACTGGTACGAATCCGTTGACAGCCCGTAACCGCCACCAGCGGATTCGGTCGCATCAGCACGACGCTGTGCTTCGTCACGGAACCAGTCGTTCTTCGTGTAAGTGAAGAACTTGTCCGACTGCTTTGACACAGGGACGATTGGGAACACCTTGGTGGCGATGAAGTTCGCCTGCTGTTGCATGTAGGCGACGCTGATGTTGGTCAGAATCGCATCAACATGGACTTGGGTTGATGTTGGCTGTGGCATGGTTTATTTCTCCTGTTGTGAGATTCGGTTAGGCGGCTCGGGCTGGGGCGGCGCAGTTGACAACTGCGGTAAGGATTTCGTTGTCCGCACCAGCGGCGAGAATGACAGTTCCAACACCGTATTCGGTGACATCGCTACCTGGCGTCTTCGCATCAGCCTTACCAGCGTTGTTCGTGCCAATGAGTGAGCCTTCGTCAATGGATGCGCTGGACACCACCTTGGTGCCACCAACGACGACGATTGAGGCTTCCTGACCCGAGGTTGGGTTGTTCTGAAGAACGCCGATTGGGCGGTCAGTTGCGGCGGCGCAAATAACTGCCTCACCCGAGGTGTTGACCTTGACGAAGTGATACTGCTTCGCCGAGAGGTCTCCCCCTGCTGGGAGTGTGATTCGTAGGGCGTAGCCCGCTACTTCGTATGCCATGTGATTGCTCCTTGGTTATTGCTCGTTGCGGTATGCCGCATAGAGGTCTGGGTTTTTTGCAATGATTCCCGACACCGCCTGCTCAACGGTGGAGAACTCTCCTGCCTGATGAGCGGCTTTCGCCATTGCCTGCACCTTGGCGTAGGCACTGCTCTCATCTGGACGACTTCCGCTACCAATCTCCGAGAAGATGGCGGCACTTTCGGCTTGAGCGTTGGCGGCTTCCAAAGCCTTTTCCACCTGCTCGGCGAGATTTGCGTCAATGTCGGTCAGACGACGAAGTGCTGGTCCGAACTCCTTGGCATCAACAGTGATGTGTTCCCATCCTGCGGCTTTCTGAACGAACTCTTCGTCACGGCGGGCTTCCCGCTCCTTGCGAAGTTCCTCGGTTGCCGAAGCGGCGGCATCTTCCGCCTTCTTCAACATTTCACGGACGGGTTCTGGGAGTGACTTGACGAGAGCCTTGTAGGTTGCCTCTTCGTCCATCTCCTCCTCGTCCTCTTCCTCCTCTTCCTCTTCCGCCTTCATCTTTGCCTTCTCGGCAGTCTCAGTGAGGTCGGCGACAAGTTTTTCAGAAGCGGCGAGCGACTTCTCCAACTCAACGATGCGGTCAATGTACGCCTCTTCCAGCGTTGGGTCAATCTCTTGTGAAGTCATCTCGTTGTTCTCTGACACGGTTTCCTCCGTTGTGGTTCCTGCGTTCTTCATTACAATCCAGCCCTCTTCAAGATGGGCGGGGTGGTCTACACCGCTCGTCTCCAAGACTTTGAGAGCCACCATCTTTCGCTGTTTCTTGCTCAAATGGAACCTCTTATCTGGACAGAAGCGAGTGTAGAACAGTCATCGCATCACCCGACTTGTCAACGAGGGTTTAGTAGTTGGTGGATTTGGAACGCTTCACCAAACCATTGCCGTAAGCCTCGGCAATCTCAACCAAATCATCAACGAAAGATTCACGCTCATAGTCATCACCAATACCTTCGCATCGCTCAAGTATCGCTTGGCGAAGCAACAGGTCATAAGACATTGCACTTGTCACCATCAACAAATCCTTACCGCCATACTGCGTGTTGCCTTCCAAACTTTCAACCAAAGCCAACGCCTGCTGAAACCTCTGCTCTTGACGATGACGGCGATAAACAAGTAACACCACAATCAGAATCACAACGGCTAGAGAAGAACCAAAACCGACCACGAACACCAACCCGTTTGACATTGGGTTGATGATACTCGGGAGACTAAGCCCGAACCTTCTTTATCTTCCTTTGGGTTCGCATCGCTTGACGCTCCGCTGTTGCTCGGGCTTCGTCCGCATGTCCACGAACCTCATACTTACCGTGCCCAATCTTCCTGAACAGGTGCGGGTTCTCTCGGACGAACTTCCCAACCGTAGAAGTTGGAAGATTGAACTTCTCCGCCAACATGGCAACCGTCACCTCAACGGCAAAGTTGACTTCCTGTTTGGCGTAGTAGAGCAGTTGGTCGGTGCCCTCAAATGGAACTACCGCAACCTGCTCGGGCAAGGCGTCTCGTCCGCTACGGTATCCGTCCTCACCGCCGACGATGTGGTACGAACCGTCCTTGTTGACGCCGACAAAGACGAACCTGCCTTTCGGTTCTTTTGCCCAGTAGACGGTATCTCCTCGGGTGAATGTCATTGTGGTCTCCTCTCTTTCCACAACAACATTGTATCACACCCCATTTGCGCCCCATTGCAAAAACGGTCAAAAACGATTCAACAAAGATTTAGAACCAAGTATTCACGCCACCAAAACTTTTACAAAAAATAAGTTGCAACGATTTTACGAAGAGAAAAATCCTGGCGAAGTCTCATCCAGATACTCGTCTATTCCCGCTAGTTCGCCCTTCAAGCCTTCTATTTGTCCTTCAATCTCCTTGATTCTTTTGCCTATCGTGGCTTTCCTTGGATTCAATGTGTTGAACTCCCCAAAGTTCGTTTTGCCAGCACGAAGGCGGTCAAGGTCTTTCTCTTTTCGTTGAATCTCCTTCTCGTAGTTTGCCTTGATTTTCTCGGGGTCTTTCGCCAAAGCCGCATTTACCTTTGGGTAAAACTCCCTTCTGAGGGAGTCAAGCATCATTTTTTTCCCACTGTTGAACTTTGCAGAACCTTTAGGCTCTGAGCGAACAATCTGCGTATCTCCCCCCATCGGAGAAGCGGTTGTTATCGTGTCACGCCTGTTGGGGTTGGGTTCCATGTCAGAAAGTCTCTGATTCTTCAACCGAGACTTCAACTCCGCTTTGATTAGACGAGCAGTTTCACCTTTGTATTGACTCAGATTACTCAACAAATAGCCGACAATAGAAGCACCGCTGTCCATGCCGTAGTTTTCGTTTATGCTTCCCATCGTTCGCATTGCATCAAGATACGGTTTCGCCGCCGCAGGAACTTGCTTACCCTGCGCTCTCAAGTCACGAACAATCATGCCCGCCAACTCACTCAAATCAGCATCTTTGATGTCGGCACTGAGTTCTGCCTTAGGACCAGCGTTGCGTTGTGCCGAGCGAGCGTCGGCGGCTTTCCTGCCACTGGGTCCATTTGGATTTGGCGGCGGTGCGGCACCTGCCGCTTGTGCCCTCGGACTATCGCTGGTGTCGTCTTTGGTGTGCCCTTTCCACCTTTGTTGTGCGGCATAACGACCAGCCGCCGAACGGTCACCGCCAAAACTCGCTTTGCTAATCGCATCGGTCAACAACACTCCCGTGTAACCGCCAACCTCACGAACACCGCCAGCCTTATCAACCTCCTCCTCAACCAGCCTCCACTGGTCATCGGGGATGTGGCTCAACAACTTTTCCCTAATCTGGGCAAGGAGATACTGGTCAGCCAAACGCATCAAAACATTATCCTTTCTTCCTCTTGATGCCCATGTCATCACTGTGGTCAAGTGCGGCGTCCAAAACCTCCATAATCGGCATGTCAATCACCTTCACCCGCATCTTCACATCCCCAGTTTTGCCATCCTGCAAGTCTTGAAAAACCTTTCCAGCCCAACGATGATGACCGTCAATCACATAACCATCACGAGAAACGAAAATGACAGCCGAATCATCATTCAGAATCTTCTGACCCTTAGGCGTCAAAAAGAACGAAACCGTCTTACCCTTCAACTCGCTCTGCGACGCCTTCAACATAGAAGCCGACACCTCCATCTCCTTCGTCTCCACACCAGCCTTAGCCAACCTCTCAATCAAACTCTTAGAAATGTCAACATTGCCCTCCTCGTCAATGCGAGCCAACTTGTCAGCCTTACTGCCCTCCTCGGGGATACCCGACAACTGAGGCATCTCAGCACGAGGCACACCATCGGGATACTTGTCTGTAGCCACAGACGAACCACAAAACAAGTTCGTACCTGGAACTGAGATTTGACAAAAGTTCAGATTCTTTGCCTTCTCACCAGTCTTCTTCTCAACCTCTTTGACATACTCCGCCATCTTCTCAACGATGGTGAACGCCTCCTGAGGAGAGTTCATCTCCACAAGATTTCCCTTGGCAATCTCCTCGTAAGCCTCTTCCACCGTAGAAACCTTCACGATTTCCCGACGAGATTTCGGGTCCCATCTCACAGGCGCACCCAACCGTTCACTGGTACCAGCAGGCAAACCAGCCGCACCACCACCAGCCCCTTGAGGCTCTTGTTTCACATGACCTTTCCAACGCTGTTGAGCGGCATACCTACCAGCGGCGGAACGGTCACCACCGAAACCTCCAGCGGCTTTCTGAATCGCATCGTACAAAATGACTTGCGCCGAACCAGCAACCTTCGTAATAGAACCCGCCTTCTCAACCTCCGAAACGACCTGCGACCACAAAGCGTCAGGCAAACCCCACAACACCCCATCCCTCAAATGTTTCAATACCTTCTGCTCACCCTTGGAGAGCGAAGAACCGCAACCACAATCGCATGTCATAACGGTGTGTACCAATCCTTGTTTCGTTCCAACCATTCCTCGGGCAGATACGACATACAACCAGCCGCTTCCGTATCCAAAGCAATGTTTGACCAGTACTCAGGACGCTCCTTAGCCGCCGCATAACACAAACGGCTTTCGTCCGTATTCAGATAACCGAAAGACCTCAAATCGTCTTCGGTTGCACCCTCCATCAGCATGTCGGCAATGTGCTTACACATCTCATAATCATTGGGTTCAATCACGCTTCACTCCTCTGTATCTCTTCTCGTATTTCTTGGTCAATCCTGTTCGGGTTGATGCCCGATTTCTTAGAGTCGTTCCTTTTGTCAAGGAACCTCTGATACAACGCTTGATTCAGAATCTTGATACCGCCACTTGGCTTGTACTCAAAAATCTTTTCCGCTGGACGCTTGGAACCATCATCGTTTCTGTTTGTGTCAATGACGGTTACCGAATCCAAGTTGCCTTTTTCCAGATAGACGGGGAAGTTCGTTGACACTTTGATGTGAGCATTACGCAAACTTTCGGTTGGAACCTTTCTTCCTGTTTCCTTGGCACGCCTGTAAGCGCGGTCTTCTGCTTCATTTGTGTCACACGAATAGGCAATCATGTGTACTTCGGCGGCACCGTTATCACGGTATGAAGCGAGTTTGGCGAGAGATTTATCTACGCCGTTGTCCATCGTACCGTCAACAATCACATCTTGTTTTGCTTTGATGGCGGAAGTCACTTGAAATGCGGCAATCTGTGACGATTCTTCATGCACCATAGATGCACGCCTATCCATCAGCGGTCCAGTTGCTACTTCTTTGCCTCTGGGGGTTTTGGTACGACCAGCATCGCTGGCAGTTTCCGCTTGTTTCCACTCGGGCAAAACCTCTTTGATGTCATCGGCATTGGTCATCACCGCCAAACGGGG